ATAATTTAAGCAGGAGGCTTTGTAATGGCATCTGATGTAAAAGCAACCTACCTGACGGCTTCCGGAAATGTTTTCTTGGGCCGTACTAGGGTAAAAGCAATTCATTATCAAGCAGGTACGTCCCCTACGCTCGTCCTTAAAAACGGCGGGGCTTCCGGAACAATTCTGCTGACAATGGCTTTTGTTAACGCGACTGATGACACAGTGTACATACCGGATGAAGGCATGCTCTTCTCCGAAGGATGTTACGCCGTGTTAACTAACGTGACCAGCGCAACCGTTTTCTATAATTGAGGCTTCTATGGTAGATTTGACTGCAGTACCTAAGCGTAAAAAGTCAGCTCCCCGGAAGGCCGCGGCACCCCGTGCGACCAAAACAATTGGTTTGGCGGGCGTGTTGTCAAAGTTAGAGAAGCACGAGGCGGAGTGTGTGTTACGCTATCAGCGAATAGATGAGAAGCTCGATGATACAAGTAGTCGTCTGAAAGCCTTAGACATTAAAATCTGGGGCCTAGCCGTCTTAATCATCGTAGCCCCTCTAGTGCATAAATTCTTAGCGTAGCCGTGAAGGATTTCTAAGAAACCGGTTAAGAACACGGAGTAGGTACAATTTATGGCTACATCTGGAAGCAAAGATTTCGAGCTAGACGTCGCCGAATATGTCGAAGAGGCTTTCGAGCGATGTGGGCTAGAAGTTCGCACAGGTTACGACATGAAAACCGCAAAGAGGTCTTTGAACCTTTTACTTGCGGACTGGGCTAACCGTGGCCTAAATCAGTGGACCATTAAGCAGCGTGCCCTTACGATGATCGATGGTACGGGTAACTATGCGTTAGCCGCGGACGTCATTGATATCCTATCCGTAGTTGTCCAACGCGACAGCACTGACTATTCTCTACTGCGATTGAGCCGAGACGGCTTTCTTACTATTCCCAACAAGACGACCCAAGGCCGAGTTAATCAATTTTTCTTGGACCGACAAACCACCCCTAATTTAAAGCTATGGCCTGTCCCAGATAACAGCACTGATGTGGTCTATTATGACGCATTAACGCGCATGGACGATGCGGACATCTACACTAACTCAATGGACGTGCCTTTCCGGTTCTACCCCTGTTTAGCGGCGGGTTTGGCCTATTATTTAGCGTTAAAACGCGCTCCAAACCGTGTTCAGATGTTAAAAGCGGTCTATGAAGAAGAATTTGAAAGAGCGGCGACCGAAGATAGGGACCGCGCTTCATTCAATGTTGCACCTAATTTTGATTACTACAGGGTGGGCTAATGGGTAGGTTTGCTGCTGGAAAAGACTCGTGGGCCATCTCCGACAGATCGGGATTCCGCTACCCTTATCGATTAATGAGGAAGGAATGGAATGGCCTTTTGGTGGGTCCAGACGAATATGATCCAAAACAGCCTCAGTTAGGGCCGTTTCGTAAGGTCTCTGACCCCGAAGCCCTTAAAAATGCCCGTCCTGATCGAGTAGAGCCTTTAGATATTTACGTGTGGGTGCCTTTAGTGGTTGACCCCACCCTACGACCAGTACAAGCGTTTGGTCAAGTTGGAACAGTGACGGTGACCACATGAGTTTTACATATGACCAGCTAAAAACAGCGATTCAGGACTACACAGAGAACGACGAAACGTCTTTCGTGACCAATCTGCCCCTTTTTATAAGGCAGGCTGAGGAAAGAATCCTTAAAGGCATCCAACTTAACCTGTTTAGGAAGAATGTAAGCGGCACAATGACGTCGGGAAACCGATTCTTAGCGGCACCTAGTGACTTTCTAGCCCCTTTCGCGCTATCCTTTGTTGATAGTAGCGGAGATCATGTGTTTTTACAGTTTAAAGACCCTGATTTTGTACAAACGTTTAATCCAGACTCTACTACTACGGGAAACCCCCGTTTTTACGCAAGCTTTGACGTGGGGAACTTTATTTTAGGACCTACGCCTAATGGGGCGTATAATGTAGAACTACACTACTTCTATCGTCCACTAAGCTTGACGGCAGGGGTAGCGTCCGGGACAACATGGCTCAGTATAAACGCTGAGATCGCCCTATTGTACGGTTCGCTGATTGAGGCTTATACTTACATGAAGGGTGACCCGGATATGATGGCGATGTACGAGAAAAGGTTTGCAGAAGCGATGTCCCGCATGCAGGTTCTAGGCGAGACTAAAGAAGTGACGGATGACTACCGCACTGGACAAATAATAAGGCCTAAACAATGAGCTTTCCAGCAATGAAGCTAGAAACACCGGCTACCGTCGCAGTGGATGTACACACCACCAGCGGCAGGGGCTTTACGCCAGAAGAAGTGGCCGAACGATGCGCTAATAAGATCATCGCTATTTCTGATGACGCTAACCCGGCCATTAAGGCCCAAGCTCATGCTTTTCGTGGGCAGTTACTTAAAACTATAGAATTTTACATGCGCCAAGCTATCAAATCGGATAGAACAACCGTGTACAATGCGTTAACCGATGCAGGCCAACCAGAGCTTGCTAAACTTATAAGGAGACTGTGACCATGGCCTTTTCAGGAAACTTCATGTGCACCAGCTTTAAGAAAGAATTATTGTTTGGTGCCCACGACTTCGACGCGGTCAGCGGCGATACATTTAAAATAGCCCTGTACACGAGCTCGGCGACGATGACTGCGGCGACAACGGCGTATTCAGCGACCAACGAGACAAGTGGAACAGCGTACTCGGCGGGAGGTGCAGCATTGACCCCCGTGGACCCAATCTCTTCCGGAACTACAGCATTGACTGATTTCGCAGATGAGACGTGGTCCACTGCGACGATTACTGCCCGTGGCGCGTTGATTTATAACACGACGCCGAATACAACCTCTATTACCCTGACTAACCCGTCAATAGTAGTGTTGGATTTTGGTGCAGACAAAACGTCAACAGCAGGTGATTTCACAGTTGTGTTCCCCACTGCTGATGCAAGCAATGCGATTATTCGGATAGCGTAATGACTGATGCAACCGTCACCTTTATAGGCTGGAGTTCGTCCAGCCAAAGTTGGGGAGGCGGTCCGTGGGGCCAAGATGAAGGACTTCCCGCAGCAACGGGAACCGTTGGCACAGTAAGTGTCGACGCCGCGTCCGATGCCCCCGCCACCGGACTAGAAGCAACGGGAACCGTTGGTGACGTTACGATAGCCAGTGTGAACGCTGTATCCGTCACGGGTGTCGCGGGAACAGGCGCAGTGGGCTCGACCTACGTCGGCTTAGGCGCAAGGGTCACCTTTACAGGTTGGAATTCGTCCAGCCAAAGTTGGGGTGGTGGCCCGTGGGGCCAAGATGAAGGACTTCCCGCAGCAACGGGAGGCGTGGGCACAGTATCTGTAGTTGCCCAGACGAATGCCATCGTCACCGGACTAGAAGCAACGGCCAGTGTGGGCGTTGTTACCATTATTGCAGAGGCCGGCGTAAACGTTACCGGAATCGCAGCAACAGGAAGTGTGGGCACCGCATCAACGCATACGGACAACCGTTTTGCAGTTACCGGTGTTCAGGCAACAGGTCAAGTGGGTAGTGTTACGGTTACAGCCGACGCTATCATTAATGTAACAGGAGTCTATGCAACGGGTGTTGTGGGTCCAGTACTGGTTTATGGCCGTATTATCCCTGATCAAGACCCAAATTGGACAAACATAGCAGCGTGAGGAATTAAAGATGCCCAGTACTTATACAGTCAACCTCGGGATTGAAAAACCGGCCACCGGTGAACAGTCTGGAACGTGGGGCGATACGGTCAATGACAACTCTAATATATTAGATGAGGCCATTAACGGTGTAGTTTCGATAACGCTAGCATCTGCTGGCTCTTCGGGCTCCCCCAATCAAATTGCCATCACTAATGGTGCCTCTTCTACAGGTCGTAATAAATGGATCGAATTCGCCGACGGCGGTGATTTAGGTGCAACGGCGTATGTAGAACTGATTCCTAACGATGCCGAAAAAATATGCTTTATCAGGAACAGCCTTGCGGGAAGCCGCTCGGTGATCCTTTTCCAAGGCACCTATAACGCGAGCAATGACCTTGAGATCGTTGCGGGCACTGACGTGGTCGTTAAGTTTAACGGTGGCGGGTCAGGTGCAACCGTCGTCAACATTAATGCCAACTTGGCTGTGGACGCAATTGTTGCGGGTGCGGTTAATATCGCAGGTGACGGTGCTACCGTTACCGGAATCAAAGACGAAGATAACATGGCGTCTAACAGCGCCACAAAACTAGCCACACAGCAGTCTATTAAGGCTTATGTAGACGCCGCATCCGCCGCATCCGTCTCAAGCTTCAGTGCGGGATCAACAGGTTTAACGCCAAGTACAGGTACAACGGGTGCGGTTACTCTAGCGGGTACCCTTGCGCTTGGTAGCGGTGGTACCGGTATAACGGCCGTCGGAACCTCGGGCAATGTATTGACCTCTACCGGATCTGCTTGGGCCTCGACGGCTCCCGCAGCGGCAGGTGTTGTGTATGTAGCAAAAACAGGAAACTACACAACGATCAACTTAGAAGGCGTACTTGCAAACACAAGCGGTGGCGCATTTACGGTCACACTTCCTGCTAGCCCCACGCTTGGTGATCAAGTTGTTATTGCCGACTCGGGTGGTGTTTTTGGCACCAATAACCTGACTACGGGCCGTAACGGTTCTACGATTGAAGGCACTGCTGCCGATCTCGTGTTGGACATTAACGGGGTTAGCGTACAGTTTGTATACAGCGGAACCACATGGGAAGTCTATGCACAAGTAGGCGGCAACGGCGGTTCTGTTGTCACTTTAGCTGGCACCCAAACGCTTACCAACAAAGACCTGTCTAGCGCGACAAACACTTTCCCTACGAGCTTGGCTACGCTTACGGGCACTCAGACCTTAACCAATAAGACGCTGACCTCTCCCGTACTGACTACCCCTGCTTTGGGAACCCCCTCGGCCCTAGTACTGACGAATGCGTCGGGAACGGTTACTAACCTAACGCTGGTCACCCCTGCTTTGGGTACGCCTGCTTCGGGGGTGGCCACTAACCTGAGTGGAACGGCGGCCTCCTTAACTGCAGGCCTTGCCACCGACACAGTAGCTAAGACTGGAACGGGCTCTACTTACGCGACTAGCACGTCGCCTACGTTTGTCACCCCAGTTCTTGGAGTACCTGCTTCGGGCACACTGACTAATGCGACGGGCTTACCGCCTGCAGGCGTTGTAGGTACCGCTGCTATTCTTGGTGCTAACACGTTCACAGGTACTCAGAACTTTGCAGACCAGATTGCCCAGCGACCAGTGCTTAAAGATTACGGTGAGACTAAAGTGGCCATGGCCGCCAATGACGTAGACCTAGCACTAGGTAACACGCAGACCAAGACTATATCTGGCGGGCAGACTCTTACTTTTAGTAATCCACCTGCTAGTGGAACAGCGGGCTCATTTACGCTAATCCTAACCAACGGTGGTAGCGCAACAGTAACGTGGCCTACAAGTGTCGATTGGCCTGCTGCTACGGCTCCAACATTAACCGCTTCGGGCGTTGATCTCCTTGTCTTCACCACGATTGACGGTGGAACCATTTGGTATGGCATTGCAAGTGGAATAGGGATGGCTTAACAATGACTATTGAGAAGAAGTTATTAGGTACTAATGCTAGTGGAGATAAGCCTAATATCGCTGATGTGTTTAGTACGTATTTGTATGCGGGGGATGGCGGCTATAGAACTATTACGAATGCTATAGACCTTTCTAATGAAGGGGGTATGGTATGGATAAAAGATCGTGACGCTGTAACTGACCACAGAATCTTTGACACAGCTAGGGGGGCAACAAAGGCCTTACAATCCAACTCAACAAGCTCTGAAGCTACAAAAACTACACAACTTACTGCTTTTAACAGTACCGGCTTTAATCTGGGTGGTGATGCTGATGTAAATGGGAGTAACGACTACGTATCATGGACATTCCGCAAGGCTCCTAAGTTCTTTGACGTAGTGACCTATACGGGTAATGCTACTGCTGGACGTACTATAGCTCATAGTCTCGGCGGTGATGTAGGCATGATGATGATCAAAAACGTCAGTATGTCTGGGAATTGGGTGGTTTATCATAAGTCTACAGCAGCTACCAAATACCTATATCTAAACACTACTGTTGCCGCTGGCACTTATAGTGGTTTCTGGAACGATACTGCGCCCACATCAACAGATTTTACATTAGGTAGTAATAATACTGTAAACAACACAGGAGATACCTTCGTAGCCTACCTATTCGCTGACAACACAGCCGAAGATGCTGATGAACAGATGATTAAGTGTGGTAGTTATACGGGTAATGGTACAGACAACTCTCTGATCGCTAACTTAGGGTGGGAACCACAGTTCATGCTTGTGAAGAGAACAAATGCGGCTTCAGATTGGATAGTGGTAGATAGTATGCGTGGGGCTGTCGCTGGAGGCACTGTAAACAACCTTTATGCAAATGGAACTAGCGCAACGGCTGTGGCAGGTTCGGTCGCCCCTAGTTCTGAAGGAATTCGCACAGGTAATAGTGGTGATTGGGGCGAGTCTAACGCAAGTGGCGGAAACTACATCTACATGGCCATTCGTGCGCCTATGATGAAAAAACCAGATGATGCTACAAAGGTGTTTGCCGTTGATCAGGGTGACACCACGTCAAATCCAAACTTTCTAGCGGGATTCCCGGTAGATATGGGTATTGTAGCTACTACGGGAGCTGGAGGTAATAACTTCACAGCTTCTAGACTTACTGAGGGGCAATCCTTACATACAGAAGACTCTAATGCAGAGACAGCATCTACTGCAACTAAGCTTGATAATAGTACTTCGTGGTGGGACGATACTAGATCTACCGCGTGGTATTCTTGGATGTGGAAACGAGCAAAAGGCTTCTTTGATGTTGTAGCTCATACGGGCAATGGCACTGCTGGTAGAACCATTAACCATTCTCTCTCAGTAACGCCAGAATTCATTCTCTCTAAGAACAGGACTACAGCAGGTACTCATTGGGCGGTATACCACAAGGGGTGTAATGACGGGGTCAGCCCTGAAGATTACTATGTCATCCTTAATAATTCTGGACAGAATTATCCAGATTCTGATATTTGGAATGATACGGCCCCAAGTAGTACAGTATTTACTGTTGGAGCTAATGAAAAAGTCAACGCCAACAGTGCAAACTATGTAGTCTACCTATTTGCCACACTAGCTGGGGTTTCTAAAGTAGGTTTCTACACAGGTACAGCCGCAGACCTGAACGTAGATTGTGGATTCGCAGCAGGCGCTAGATTCATCCTAATCAAACGTACTGACTCTGCAGGCGATTGGTACTTCTGGGATACAACTCGCGGCATTGTCGCGGGTAACGACCCTTACTTACTACTAAACGATACCGCCGCCGAAGTAACTGGAACAGACTATATTGACCCGCTATCTAGCGGATTCACGGTAACATCTTCAGCTAGTTCAACGGTTAACGTGTCTAGCGGCACTTACATCTTTTTAGCAATAGCATAAGGAATTATTATGGAATTTCGTATTCAAGCAACGGGCGAGCTAAAGACTCAAGGCGAAGTCCGAAGAATGCACAGCAACACCTCACTCCCTAAAGTGTGGGACTCGGCAACCTGTGAAGCACTGGGAATTAACCCTGTACTCGCAGCGCCTAAGCCTGAAGTTACTGACTACACCCAAGCAAATCGCAACGGTGCAGTGCAGGACTCTTTAGGTAACTGGGTTGAGGCGTGGGTTGTTGCAGACATGTTTTCTGACACTACGGAAGACGGTGTTTCTACGACTAAAGCAGAGCATGAAACGGCCCATCAAGCCCGACTAGATGGTACTGCCGCGGCTAATGCACGTACTGAGCGCGACAAGCTTCTAGCCAAAACCGACTGGGTGGTTATTCGTGCCAAAGAATTAGGCCAAACCGTTCCAGCGGCTATTTTCGACTATCGTGGCGATCTAAGGCAGGTCCCCGAACAGGCGGGCTTTCCGCACACCATCATTTGGCCCACCGAGATAGAGGGATAAGACATGGCTAATTTATCAGATATCATCACACCAACGAATCTTGTTACCCTCACGGGAACGGCTACACTTACCAATAAGACGCTGACTTCGCCGGTGCTGACTACGCCCGCTTTGGGTACGCCTGCGTCGGGTGTAATGACTAACGTAACAGGAACGGCAGCCTCTTTGACTGCTGGGCTTGCAACAGACACCGTCGCCAAGACTGGAACAGGCTCTACCTACGCGACGAACACGTCGCCTACTTTTGTTACACCTGTCCTTGGCACCCCCGCATCCGGGGTGGCTACTAACCTGAGTGGAACGGCGGCCTCTTTGACCGCGGGACTTGCAACGGACACCGTCACTAAGACGGGAACGGGATCTACCTACGCGACGAACACGTCGCCTACTTTTGTGACACCTGTTCTTGGGACACCGTCTTCGGGCACGTTGTCAGGATGCACGGTCGACGGCACAGATGCTGTGGGCTTCCGCAACATCCCGCAAAACAGTCAATCGGCAGCCTACACGCTGGTCCTAGCTGACAATGGTAAACATATCTTCCACCCCTCCACCGATGCTAATGCTCGAATATTTACTATTCCTGCCAATGCTTCGGTTGCATACCCCATCGGAACCGCACTAACTTTTGTCAATATGACTTCGCAGGTGGTTAGCATTGCAATCACAACCGATGTAATGCGGCTAGCGAAAGATGGGACCACGGGTACGCGTAGTTTGGCACAGTATGGGTCTGCAACTGCTCTCAAAATTGAAGCGGCGCTTTGGCTTATTAGCGGAAGTGCGCTGACATGAGTGGTGCACAGATAAGTATTTTCCAGAACCAGCGCGGGTTTGCAACGGTACCCGAAGCGCCTACTGTTGGAACAGCTACGAAGACGGGTGATACAACAGCAACGGTAGTATTTACTGCTCCCTCCGAGGATGGAGGATCACCTATTACGCAGTACCGCGCTATTTCATCACCGGGCAGCCTCACTGGAACGCTGTCTCAATCAGGGTCTGGAACAATCACCGTAACAGGTTTAACGGGCTCTACCGCGTACACGTTTACGGTTAGAGCTACAAACTCTGTAGGTAATAGTTCTGAAAGCTCAGTAAGTAATTCAATTACAACCGATCCACCTAGAGGACAACAAGTCTACACCTCTGCAGGATCATATACGTGGGTGGCCCCTACTGGGGTAACTCAGGCTACTGTTCTCGCTATTGGTGGCGGTGGCGGTGGCGGTGCATATGGTACGGGTAACTTCCCCGGTGGCGGTGGTGGTGCATTAGCCTATCGCAATACTATATCGGTTACTGCGGGTAGCTCATATACTGTAGTTGTGGGGGCGGGGGGAACCTTGTCTGGCACGGCATCAGTAAGAAATGGTGATGCCTCTTCCTTTACAGAAGGCTCTAACACTACTACTGCTAGCGGTGCCTCCGCAACATCAGGAGGAGGACCGTCAGGCACTTACACTGCCGGTAATAATGGCGGTTCAGGTGGCGGCGGTAATGGAGGAGACGGCTCCGGCGGCTCCGGCGGCGGTGCGGCTGGATATTCTGGCAATGGCGGCGGTATGGGAAGTAGCGGAAATGGTGGCGGTGGCGGCGGTGGCGGTAATACCGGTGGCGGTAACACCCAAAGAAGGGCGGGTGGCGGCGGCGTTGGGATATATGGCGA